CTTAAACAATCGACCTAATGTAAACCCAAGTCTTATAGACCCTGGCAACGCATTAGAGAGACGTCAACAATTTACAGACATGTGTGTATATTATTGTTTCGGAGAATACTTATTTCCGCTTTTTGCGGAATTCGGTAACGAAGAATCACCAGAGGTTGCTAAAATTACATACTACAATGCAAAATTTAATGATATCTTCCAAGAGTTGATAGCGATTGCAGACTGGTATGATGCAGATAATTCAGGTACAGTGGATGACAGCGAAAAAGCAGTTACCATGCAACGTACTAGACGAACAAGATCACGTAGTAGTGTGGTACAGGTAAGATAATGTCAGTAAGAAGCGATTTAATATCTCAGATTACTACAAATTTATCTGGACAATCTAATATATCGATCAACAGTGAATTACCGTTCATTCAGGGCGGTAATCCACTATATTCGACTAATATGAATACCGTATACGTGGACGAGCAGGAAATAACTAAAGAAACATTATATGTAACTTTAGATAGTGGTAATGTTGAACAAACAACTACCACAATTAATTCCTACGTGGCCACAGATGCCAAAGAACAATTTAATAATATTGACACCGTTATTGCTAATCTTTTATTAGCAGGAGATGTGATTAGTAGTACTGTAGAAGTATCAAAGTCATATGAGACTGAAATAGCGGACGACGTAATAACATATACTTTCGAGTATACATTTACAACCATATAGGAGAAATATAATGGCAGTAATAAATGTAACAGCAGGTGCTCAAGCGATCCTTACATTAGGAAACACCGAGGCGTTAAGCCTACCCGGTGCAACTAACGGAATGGTAATACCTTTCATGCAAGACGTAACAGTTAATGCAAGTCCTGGAACAGTTAGATATTCAACGTTGGATTCTACAAGTTCTAGTGCTTTCACAACTGTAAACGAAAATAGTATTTCTGGAAACATGCTAATAGACGAAGAAACATTCTTCGGATTAGCAAGTGCAGGTGGGTTAAACCTCACAGCAGATTCCGGTTTATTTGACACTAGTAAGAACAAAACAGAAACGTTCTTTACTATTGCATTTGAAGGCGCAGATGGTGGTGATTACTATCTTAAAGGTAAAGGATTTATCGGTGGAATAGCCGCTTCGGCGTCTATTGATCAAGCCGTATGGATTTCACCTTTAGAAATTACCGTTAATGGCGAGCTTAGTAAAGCAACTGTTTAACAATTAAACAATTAGCACCCTCATTTATTTGGGGGTGTTATTTTTTAAGAGGAACACAATGAAAATAGCAAAAATACATAGATATTTTGATGCAGAAGGCAATTATCATGGGCCTGCAGATTTTAAATTTAAGATAGGCGGTGTAGAACATGATGTTTACCAATATGCAAAAGAACACGGTATAAAGTTACCAAGCAAAAAATCTAAAAAACAGATAAATATAGATATACAGGAAGAAAAACATGAAGATATGGAGCAATCACACGACGAAGGAGATACTGAAGTCGATGGAGATGGAGATAGCGAAAGCACAGAATGAAATAAGATGTGCTAAAGCAGATGTTGAAAAAGCATCAAACAGGATGGCATTCGTAAGTAGTGCTATACAACATTTAAATAATAGAGATATAAAGGAATAAAGATATGAAATTAAAAGAATTAGCAACAAAACCACAATTAAGTAAAATTGTATTAGATGATGAAGATATCATAAAAGAATACAATGAACCACTAGAATTCTATGTTTACGACAAACAACCATTAGCAGAATTCGTTAAATTTTCAGTAACAAGCCAAGAAGATCAAAATTATGGAGAAATGATAGATTTCTGCAGTGATATGATTCTGGATGAAGCAGGTGAAAAGATAATGACTGATGGAGAATTGTTACCAAACAGTATTCTAGTCAAATGTGTTAATGAAGTAGTAAAGCAATTGGGAAAGTAACAGGCAGTTCTGTAGATGAAAAGACACCTGAAACACAAACGGCATTAATGATAGATGCACTTGGTGAACGATATGGAAAATTACCAAGTGAAGTATTAGACAAGGGCAGTACATTTGATTTACAAGTGTATGATATAGCGGTGTCTTACAGGAACTGGTTAGATAAAAAAGCAACTAGTAAAGACCCTAATGAAATGTTTGACCCTAATGATTTAACAAAAATGATGAAGGATTTTAAGGATAGTAGAAATGGCTAAAGGCATGAAATTAAATAAAGCAGATTTAAAACGTTTGCAAAATGATATAGACAAGGCCATATCTACATCTATGCAGGATACATATAATTACTATAAAAAGGAAACACCTAGGAAAGGTGGTAATGCTAGAAATAAAACAAAATTTAACAAAAGTCGTAACAGTATAAATTCAAATTACGATTACGCAGGTAGGTTAGACAGTGGTTGGAGTAAACAATCACCTAAAGGGTTTACAAAACCTTCTTTGAATTTCTTAGAAAACACAATTACTAAAAAATTTAAAAGAATATAGGAGTAACAATGGCAGACATAAGAGCGTCATTACAGTTAGATACAAGAAAAGCAGAAAAGAGTGTAGACCGACTAGGTACGGCTATAAAAGCCCTAGCAAGTGCGGCCGCAATTAAAGCCACATTGGATTTAGCAAACGTATTTCAAAATTTAAACAACAGATTATTGGCTGTTACGGCAAGTAGTGATGCATATAATCAGGCACAAAAAGACGTTGCCAGTATAGCACAAAGTACACGAAGTTCATTAGCCGCAACAGGTGACCTATATGCGTCTCTGACCATCGCTTCTGAAGACTTAGGACTAAAACAAAGTCAAGTAGCAACTATTACAGAAACATTCAGTAAGACCCTTAAGATATCAGGTGCTGAAACAGGTGCGGCGGCTGGAGCCATGGTCCAGTTCGGCCAAGCATTAGCATCAGGTGTCTTACGTGGTGATGAATTTAACAGTATTAATGAAACAAACAGTAAGTTCATGGGTGAATTTGCTAAGATACTGGGCGTAACACGTGGTGAGTTGCGTAAATTAGCAGAAGAAGGTGTGTTAACAGCAGATCTAATGGCTGATGCTACACAGATAATGGCCGATAGTGTAAATGACTCTTTTGACAAAACGAATGCTACAATTAGTGAAGCATTTGAACAAATAAGGGGTGCTATAACAGGATTGTTAGGTAAAGTCAATGAAGAAACAGGCGCATTTGATGGTTTAAGTGCCGCCTTAATTGCAGTTGCTGATGCTATCAACAATATATCTACATCAGACTTATTTAAAGGATTAGAAAATTTAGTATACGTCGGTGGATTATTATTATCCGTATTCGGTGTTAATAAAATGCTTAAAGTATTGGCTAGTGTGCAAGGTGGATTTATAGCATTAGGAATAACCACTACAAAGTCAGGAAAACAATTAACAGCATTTGGAATGATTATACGAAATCTAAAAAGTGTATTAACAGGTTTATTAGGTGTTGTTACTTTGGGTTTTGCAGGAGGCAACAAAGGTGGATTTTTTGGAGCCGTAGGAAAAGTTGTAGCAAACGTAGGAAGAATATTCATAAGATTCCTAGGCCCTTTAGGTGCTATAGTTGGCGGATTAGAATTATTGAGCTTTGCAAGTAGAAAATTAGGCGGTCGTGACTTTATGGCTGGTCCGCGAGAAGCAATTAAAGGCTTTACTAAAGATTTATTAGGATTTAACGATATAGCAGAAGAAACAAAAGAAGCAATAGAGACTATAGACCCTAATAACCTAGTTCCCGGTAGTCAAGCACATTCTGATTATTATAGTGCATTTGGCATGGAAGGACCTATGGGACTAGTTGATCCTACTGAGGAAGAAACAAAAAAATTACAGGCAAAATTAGCATTAAAACGAAAAGAAGAAGCCGCAGAAAAAGAAAGAATTCGAAAGGCAAAAGAATTAGCAAGAATTATTGCTAGAAATATAGAAAAAGCAAAAGAAGTAATAATAGACAATACAAAAGACTTAGAAATAACAAAAGAAAAATTGATATTAGAAGGTGAATTGCTAGGCCTTACTAAAGAAGAAAAAGAAATGAAAACCGCTGTATTTGATTTAGAATCAGATCGAAAAGATGCTATAGCAGATATACACGCATTACAGTTAGATAAAGATCCTGCTAAGAACTTGCAATTACAGTTGGAAAAGATTGCAGAAATAAATGGCTTGTATGATGAACAAATAGAAAAAATAAAAGAGATTATCACAGCCAACCAAGAAATAGCAGATGACTTTGTTACTAGAGTAAAAGAAGGATTAGAAAATGCTGGAATAGGTGACTTTATGGCAACACTATCAGATGGGTTTGTCAAAGCAGTAACTATGTTCGAAGATAGTCTAGCAGATGCTATTGTACAAGGTAAAGCAGACTTTAGTGCATTAGGAGACTTTATAAAACAAGTATTAGCAAAAGCCCTAGTACAAAAGTTCATTACAGGACCTATTATGGGATTATTTGGACTTGCTAAAGGAGGGCCAGCAAAAGCAGGACAACCATACATAATTGGTGAAGAAGGACCTGAGATATTTGTTCCTAAACAAAGTGGGGTAGTATTACCAAATAGTGCTTTACAAGGTATGAATGCAGGTGGATCTGGCGTAATGGGCGGTGGTGCAACCAATGTAAATTATAATATACAAGCCGTTGATGCACCTTCATTCCAAGCATTAGTGGCAAGAGATCCTGAATTTATATTTAACGTTAGCAGAGCAGGTTCTAGAAGAACACCATAGGAGTACGATGTCTACACAATTTATTATAGATAATGCTACAAGTCTAAAGATTGAACTAGTAAGTATCACAGAGTCTGCTAGGTTCCCTACTGGTGCTGTTCGAGGTAGTATTGCTACAAGAAATAAAACAGTTATAAGTGGTGGCGGTGGTGATTTTACCTGTTATCGATTTACAGTAGGTGCTCCTCAAGGATTGAAATATTCTGAAAACAGAAATTTAATGGAAGATCTTTATTTTAATGAACAAACAACCACAGCAAATATATCAATATCTAATAACTCTGGTATGAGTTACCTTACAGAAGATCCTGCAGGAGGATTATTAGGAGATGCATTTAGCAACGCAAGTAATCAATTTAATGATGGTCAAGTAATGGTTTGTAGAGTACAAGGCACAGGAATAGATAGTCATGGTAATCAAAATAATACAGAATATGCTAATTTACCTTATATAGAATTTAAAAATAGAACAAGTATAGTACCAGCGGCTAGTAAAGCACAAGCAGGTAATATTGCAATGAAGGCAGGGAAATGGCTACAATTTGATCAAGGTTATGCAAGTGCACCTACAGGAAATGTAACAGAAGGTATGAGTAAACCTTTTAGATTGGTAGCAGATGCTATATTTAAAGATGATAGTAGTAATCCAATTGGCTCTGCAATATTGCCAGGTAAAAGAGCAGAACCTGAAGGTGCAGGACAAAATGATATATGTCTAGTAGATCGTATGCCTGTTGTAAATTTTACTGATGATAGTTATTTAACATTAAAAGTAGATGGTGATGTAAGATTTAAATTAAAACCTTTACAAATACCTAATTACACAATAACACCAGGCGATAACATACAATTTGATGGTGATTTTGTTTATATAGAAGAAACAGTGGATATATAATGGCTATACAAAAATTAATTGATAATGCAACCACAATAGATATAAACAGACAGGCAAGTGTA